TCTGTTAGTGTTGTTAACATAAAAAATATGCTAATCATTTGCTTGCCTCTTGAATCATGTCGATTAAAAAGTAAATCATGCTTATCAAAACAGTGACAAGAATGGTTATGGCTCCCCCCATCAATGTATTATAAAAGAAGGCTTTACGTCTACGAAGTTGTTCATATACTTCTTTTTCTCTTTTGTCCTTTATTGCTCTACGTTGTTTAATAAACTCTCTGTATCCGTTTATACCTAAATGACATAATGCACCTGTGTAAAACATACTTTTTATTGCAGCTTCTTGTTCTTCAATTTTTTTCTTTGCGATTAACGAATCAAATGCTTCTGATGTGGCTGACTTCTGATAAGTTATTTTTTTAAAAATACTAGGCTTATCTTCTTCTTGCCCCATCCACTCTTGGAGATCTGAAACTGCACCAGCCCATTTACTTAACGACTTATAAATATCCTCCGCTTCTTTACCTGCTTTAACAACTTTTTTTACTACTGAAAATGCTGTATTAGCTGCTGCGAGTGCGGTGAAAGGATCAAGCACAACTATCTCCTTAATCTAAACTATGACTCATTAGTAGAGACTGTCGTTTAAAACCCAACCTGTCGAATTATCTGCTTGATAAGCACTTTCGTCCCATGAATAATATTTTCCTGCGGTTGCTTCTTCATTAGTTAAAGTTGGTTTAGTTATTGGGGCTACCCAATCTTTAATAGTGGAATCTAAAGTCCAGCTTGCATATGGTTGAGGTGCAATAAAAGCATCGAGACTAGAATTATAAGTGTATCCTTTTGCTGCTGCCCTAGTTCTAAAACTATGAGTTTTGCTTGATTCAACCCAGTTTGTATGATTACCAAATGTAGTCTTATACCAAGCAATAGCTAGTGACTCTTGATAATCTCCATTCTCATCTAAAGCATTATTTGCATTAAAAACACCCACGCGCATTACTACATTATTTTCATCTAACTGTGCGAAATGTTTACGATCTTTTGCTTCCATACTTTGCCTTATCAAGTTCTAATATATACGACACCATCACCACCTGATCCACTTTTATTTCCATATGTAGCTGAAGTACCTCCAAAGTTAGCAGCAGCACCACCACCACCACCTCCTCCTAAACCATCTGTTGCATCTTTTCCAGCCATTTGAGTTTGATTAGCTCCAGCCTTGTTAAATCCACCGTTTCCTCCACCTCCAGTACCTCCTATTTTTTCATCATTTACATTTGTTCCTCCACCCCCTCCACCACAAAATTCTATAGTAGATCCACCGGGATCAGTAATATCACTAGTTGCTCCATCCCCTCCAAAACCTTGTCCATCTGTATTTCCTGCTTCTCCTCGACCACCACCACCACCTCCAATATCAGGATCAGAACCACCACTATCTCCTGCTCCTGCTCCACCACCAGAGCCTGTAGTTTGACTATGTGCTGCACCAAAACCACCTACTGCACCACCACCAGCTTTAGCACTGTAACCACCACCTCCACCACCAGAAGCTCCAGTTATTCCAGCTAGAGAAGCTCCACCCCCAGTTCCTCCACCACCTCCACCAAGAACACTTACAAGCAAAGTTCCACCAGTAGATATAGATGTAAAATTTCCATCTCCTCCATTACTACCATCACCACCACTTTGTGGATTTCCAGCAGCACCACCTCCAACTGCAATGTTATAAGTAGTACCGGGAACAACACCCGTAGCAGTGCCTGAGAAAAATCCTCCTGCTCCACCACCTCCTCCGTGATTTCCCCCACCTGCTGCACCTCCTCCAATTACAAGGTAGCGAAAAGAGGTTACTCCATCAGGCACTACAAATGTTCCATCAGCACTAAAAGCAAAAAGTTGGGAATCCGCAGCCGCCACACCGCTATTAGTCATTAATAGTTGATGTATCCCTGTCATAACTTATGTTCCTGTGATATATGCGTGTTGCGATGAAACAAATAAAACTGATGCTATTTTATTTGCACCTAAAGTTATTGTTGCTGTGGCAGATGCTTCTCCTACTTTAAACATAAGACTAATATTTGATGAGATTGTTGCTGATGCTCCTGCACAAACCACACTAAATATATCTCCAGTATCAAACGTTCCATTAGCAGTAGGGATTACCACTGTTTGGTCAGAGGAAGTTAAAAATATAAAGTTACCTGTATCAGTCTGAGCGGCAGAGACTGTTGTATCTGCAAAAGTTCTCGACTTGGGAATGTCTCTTAAATTACCATCAGTATCAGACACCGCTGTGCCTTCGACAGTATCTGCAACAGTTACAGCACCTTTAACATTTAATGTTCCTTGTGCAGAAGCATTACCTTGAATATGAAACGTACCTCCCACAGAAACAACACTGTCAAAAATCGCTTCATCACCAAATCTTGAAGTAGATTTAGCAGAGAAATTATCCCCAACAGTTAACGTACCGCTCGTAGACGCTGTATTAAAAGTAAACGAATTACCATCTACCAAAAGAGTTCCTCCAATGGAGGCATTTCCAACAACTGACAATGTAGAACCAACAGAAACATGGCTGTCGAATGTAGCAGCCCCACCAAACCTAGATGTAGACTTAGCAGAAAAATTATCTCCTACAGTAAGTGTGCCACTTGTAGAGGCAGTGTTAAACGTAAATGAGTCTCCATCCACTAAAAGTGTGCCGCCAACAGAAACGTTTCCTCCTACATCTAATGTGGTTAACACAACCATTGAGCTTGCACTGTCTAACGCAGAAGTAACCGCTGATCCGTCTGTATAAACTATAGTTGATCTTCCTGCACCAACTGTTGCTACATTAAAAGTATTTGTTCCACCTGCTGTTCCATTTCTAACTGAAACATCAACGGATAAATTATTATCTATAAGGTAACTTTTTTCGACTGTAGGTAATAATAAAATTTGCCCTGCTGTCCCTGTCCCTGTTAAATTTAAACGATAGTTTCTTCCTTGTTGTAACGCATTACTATCACTTAAAGTCACTGATACGGTAGCAGTTGCTGCAAAAGTTACATCCGTGGTTCTAGCAATTGCTTCTTCAAGAGCAGAAAGATTATCATTTGTTATAGTTCCCCACGCCCCAGAGTTTTCCCCTGTTGCCATGAGTTGAATTTTTAAATCTGGTGATGCTGACGAAGCCATAATGTTCTCCTATGCTGCTTCTTTAATTATAGTCCAATTGGGGTCTTGTTTAGTATTTATCAGACTCCAAACTAAAACTGTTCCTATCTGCCCAGTGGCAGAGAATCCTGAGACTTGTAAAGGCACATCCACACTACCTAAATTTGCTGTGCCACTAACTCCAGTTACATTTTGGTTAATAGTAATTGCAAAAGTAGAAGTTCCTACACCGCCAGTAGCACCTACTCCAGTTACCGCTACAGCTTTACCTATTATTCCCGTGGCAGAACCAAGTTCCGACGTAGCTCCAACTCCATCAACTGAAACTAATACTTGAGGTGTACCCCATCCATTCCTTGACCAAGGCCCACTTCCCCAACCTGTATAAGTTTCGCTTGACGGCATTAAGCTATCCTAATTATTGCTGCTGCACTTGTTGCCGCAGGAAATACAATAGTAAAATCTCCAGCGGAAGCAGTTTTTGTACCTCCAAAATCTAGCACACAAACAGCAGCATTCGTTATAGTTGAACCAGCATTGTTTCCTGCGTGTGGTGCAGTGTTGTAAATTAAAGCTCCATCTGCCGCAATAGATACATTACTAAAAGTTAAATCAGAAATATCTACAAATCCAGAGGTAGTTCCTGCTGAAACACCTAAAATAGTTAAAGCTGATCCTGCTGAAGTGTAGTTAGTTCCTACTACTTCTCCACCAGCTACAAAAGCTGTTGTTCCAGCACTTAGTGTTGCCCCAGAAGAATATAAAGCAAGTTTAAACGTACTTGCAGCACTCTCCCCAGTTGGGGCAAATCTATGCACCCCTAACAATAACTCTGTTTTAAAAGAAGTACACATCGCTTGTGTAATTGCCATTTTTAACTCCTATTCATCTAATAATTTTATTAATTCGGGGTGTCCCATTTCTGTAAACCGATTTGCTAAAGTAACATTGTGGCTTCTAATAGCCTCGTGCATATATTGAATCAACACAGACTTTATACTTTTCTTAAACGCTTCAGCTTGAACTCTAACAGCGGGATGTGAATCACTTCCAATTGATATTATTTTATTTAAAGCTCGTTCTGAAATTTCTTCAGGTGTAAAACCTCTATTAGAGGTTGTATGCACTTCCACACTGCCACCTAATAACGCTGATGTATTCCCTATCATTTAACTTCATACCTCGCTTGTTCTGTTCTGTACATATCTTGACGATTTTTACCTTCACTTAATTGTTTAAGTAACGATAAACTTTCATTATAACGTGCTGTATAGTTTGTTAAAACATCAGGTTCTGCTTTTGTAAAAGCAGCAGCTTCTAGTAAAGACCCGTATAATAACAACGAATCAAAATTATCTCCAAGCCATGATGTCCCTGCAGTCACAATAGACTCTGGATAATAAAAGTAATGCAACTCAGTTGAATAGTTTTGATCTGGGGTTGGGCCTACTATATATGTATCATCATCAAACAAAGCATAATGTGTAGGAGTTGCTGTATCTGTTGGAGTTGGAAATGCTTCTCGAATAAAACTAACATCTTTATTTAAAAGATAACTATAAGCTCCTGTAGTAGGATCAATTACAGCTAAAGAAAAATTAGCTAACCAATCTGAAGGAGTTTTTAAATATTGATTACTTGCTGTTAAAGACCCTAATACATTCTTTCTAAGATTTAAAAGTTGAACGGAGTTAAACACACGTTGCTCAGTTTGTTCTATAAATGTATTAACTTGCTCAGTGCTGGTCAAAGAAATAGAATTACCAGCACTATCTGTAAAAGAAGTGTCAGGGAAATCGTTCTCACAATACCCTTTTATAGTTTCATAAAGAGTAGCGTAATTCATTATGCAAGCCTAGTTGAAGACTTATTACCTTTTGTAGCAGCACCAGATCCTCGCGTTACAACTGTTTGCGTGTTTGGTACGTTATTCGGATACCCGTCAACTTTAGGCACAGGGACTTGCACTGGTTGTTTATAAGTATTAGTATCATTTTTCATATAATTCTCCTAAGAAATTTCTATTGTTACATTGCCTACACCCGTACTAGCAACTAAATCATTAGTTAAACCTAACTCCAACGGATCAGCAAACCCTACTGGGTTAAATCCATATTGAAAGTTCCTAGACTTTGATGAAGAAAATCTAGTTAAATCAGGCCGCGGATTACGAACTGCTTGCGGATCTTCCACTGGATACAACCCTAATGATAACTGAGGTTGATCTTTTTCCCAACATGTAGGACAGACAAAAATATTTACTACATTGTTTTTAATTGTTAAAGGTTTTAATTCTTTTAACTTATATCTAAACCCACACCTATCACATTCTGCAATAGTATGTTTGCCAGAGCTAAATCTGTTACTCATAATTAGGTAATAAACATTTGTCGTGGAACAAGTCTATCTGATGCTTTTTCACGATCTTCTCCTGCAGCAAGATCCCATGTTTCATCATACATAGTCTTTAACATTGACAAACGTTCCATTCCATTAGGAACTTTTAACGCTAAGTAATACGCAAGTCCTGCTGTTAAACACGGTAAAAATCTAAAAGGCACATCAAAACTTACAGACCCAGTGGATGCGTCTTGTATTCTTCTCATTCTCCAATACACAAAAGTATAGTAATTACTTTGATCCGGTACAGGCCATAAATTTATATTTGGAGCTTGTGTTCCTGTAGGACTAGTAGTGCCAGATTGTCTGTCAATATAAACTTGAATTGGTCTACCTTGATTTAATTTTGAAGGAATGCTTGCATAAGTAGAAACACTTATCCTAGAAATTGTTAAATCTGACTGATTAGAAACATTACCATCATTTGTTCTAATAACATGTTCTAGTAAATCAACAGTATCTACAGGCAAATTATATTGTCCTGTACCCGCTGTCAGAGATATAGATCCTTGTTCAACAGTCCATAAATTAATTCCTCTATTAGCCCAATCTGCAAATAATAAATTTAAAGAACGTCTTGCAGTTTTTAAATCGTACCCGGTACGTAGCTCAGAACCTGCGCGCTCAAAAGCCTCTTCAACAATTTCTGTTAAATTAAGATCAAAACTAGAAGTGCCTGAAGTTGTCATTAAGATTTCCTATATGCTTTTGTTTTCTTTGCTATTTTTTTCGGTTGAGCCACATACTGCTTACCTTGCTTCTTGCCTTTTCGCTTAGCTCTGCTAGTCGCTCTATACTCTGCATCAGATAATGCGGCAATTGCTTTAGCTGGTAAATACCTTTCGCCTGTAGCTTTTTTACCTTGTGTGCTAGGTTTCCCACTTTTGGTTCTCCATTTTTGTTTTGTCCAGTTCTTTAAAGATTTTTGCGATTTAGCTAAAGCCATATAATGTCCTATTTAATATCTTAGTTTCGCCAACCCTCCATTTACAAAAGGAGAAGCCATTGCCGCAACGCTAGAAGGAGCAGAGGCAGAAGGAGATGTAGTTTGTATAGGAGCAGGAGCAAGACTAAGAGGAGTTTGATAAAACTGCTGTCCTGCAACAACAGGCGCTCCTTGATTAGCTAAGTTTATTGTAGCTGCTTGCGGATTACTTAAAGGCGTTCCGAGAGGTTGCACTCTAGGTTGCGGCGTAAAACCACTTAACGGCTGAATGGTGGAAGTTGCAGGACGATTTGCTATATTAATACCCGCTAATCCAGTTGTAAACGAATCTCTATTCAAGTTAATATTTGAATTTAAAATATTATTCAATTCTGCTTGAGACGGAGCGTACCCCATTTCTTGCTCAAACATTTCAGCAGCACGATTTCCAAACTCTCCACCTGTAATAGCTGTTTGTCTAAACGTAGCTGCATCTTGAATAGCGTCAGGATCTACATCTCTGTAATACTTATACGCCTCTAAACTAGGATTTCGGCCTAATACATTTTGAAATTGTTTTACAGTATTATCACCTCTTAACTCTGGAATAACTGACTCAAAATATTTTTGAGCTTCGCCCTCATCTAAAGTTGCCCCAACAGCTTTTCGGGCTTTCATAAAATCCCCATACTCAGTTGGCGCTGTGCCAAAAACATCTTGATACGCTTGAAATGCCCCTGACTTTGCAGCATCAGGGTCTTGCATCATTCTTGTAAATAAATCTTGTCTTTCGTTTGCGTCTATAGAATCTCCAAACTCTCTTTTATAGTACGCAATATCATCAGCAGTTGCGTCACGCCCTAATACATCTTGATAAATCTCTGTTAAGTTAGAGCCAAAATCAAAAGCATCAGGCACACTGCCATCTGATACTCTTGTACCAGACACAGCTTGTTCTTCTGTTATAACATTTCCTGTATCCGCATCACGATAAACAGTTTCTGTTAGCCCCATACCTAAAGGTTTTTCTTCTGTAGTGTAGGTAACAGGTGTAGTAGCAGGAGCAGCCACCGGAGCAGTATATCCGGGTACAGAAATCATTTCATTAGTTAACGCAGCAGCTTCTTGGGCATCTAACTCTGCACCAAATCTATTAGAATGGTAATTTAATTCGTCTTGAGATGCAGGTCTGCCATAGTTGTCAATATATAATTGATTAATTGCTTCGAGACTCATTAACTTTTATACCCTCCACCAGATTTTTTGTAGGACGAGGCGAGTAACTGCGCTTTACGGGCTGACCACTGACCGGGGCGACCTCCCTTTCCACCAGCTTTTATCTGGTTGAATAAGCGTTTACGAAGGGTGGGCTTCGTGTAATTACCCGCCTCATTGACCTTTGATTTAGCTTTCTTTTTAACAGCGCCTCCGTTCTTAAGTTTCTTTAACTTAGATTTATCAACAGCGCCCATACCACGACTTGGCATCATGCTACACGTTTTCCTTTAGTTTTTCCTTTTCTAGCTATACCATCTATACTCTTTTTCTTAGTGACTTTTTTCTTACCGCCAGCCATAGCCATTTTAGCTTTAGGTTTATTAACTCCACCACCTATAGACATTTTAGCTTTAACGTTACCCCCGCCCATCATTTTGCCTTTACCATCTCCAACAAAAGTAGGTTTACCAGTAGCTTTATTCATGGGCATGCCGCCAGATTTATATCCTTTTTTCATCATGCCTCCGTTAGCCATACCTTTTTTTTTCATCATACCGCCTCCTGTCATACCCATTTTCTTTTTCATACCCATGCCTTTCATAACATTACTCCTTGTATAAATTATTAAAAGTTACTTCTGGATCTGTGTAACTATCATCTTGTTCTGCACAATGTGTCCATTGACTTGGTTTAAAATCTGGTGCGCCCTCTCCTGTAATCCAATACGCAGGGCTTGTTACTCTAACTCTATTGTTAGGTAAGGCTACTACATTGCCTTTCCATTGTCCATCAGTCAGCACCATAACGTGACTCTGCTTGTGTTGGGCTGGGTCATCTGCGACTTCGCTTTCGGTGTAGTCCACAGTGAAGAGATATCTCGATTGATGAAACTCTCCTGCGATTTTACATAACCACGGACTTGGTTTGCATCTGTTGAGAGATACGATTGAATGGTTGTGGGATGGGCAATCCCACGGTTGGGCGAGGTGCGTTTCCATTCTTTCTGGCCACTCTTCCAAAGCAATGTCTCCAACCAACCCAGTGATGGGCATCCTTGCCCACATTGCTCCCCCGTGTACATTCTCTTGACTTCCGTCGTCTGCTTCACATCCTGTGAAGATAATTTGGAAACTGAGGCATCTGTCTGGCATTGTCGTAACAGCCACTGCCAATCCGTGAACAAACTCCCCGTGGTATTTTTGATGTCCATTTGTAAACTCTTTCCTAACCCAACATTTAAAATACGGTATATTACTTATTAAGTGCGCCACCTTACACTCCCTTTGTTATACTATTTACCCCAAAAAAATTGTTGTAGTGTAAGTGCAAAAGCAGCAACAGCCCCTCCTGCACCCGCTGCCCACATCAAGGTTCGCCAACCTCCCTTGGCTTCAGATAACATTTTGTCTATATTAGCTAAAGACTTTTTTATTTCTTCAATATCTTTTTTCATTTCTTCTACGTCAGCATGAAGATGCTTAATCTCGTTAGCTTGCACAGCAACTTTACTATTAATATCTTTACCAAAAATGCGTTGTATATCTTCTCTTTCCATTAACACTTCCACCTTCTTCTCGCTTGACGTAAACGGCTATTAGGATTTTTTGCTGCTTTGGGAAATTTTTTCATTTGACCTGCCGATCTCGCACAAAATGATTTTCTTCTTTTAGCTCTTTTACCTGTAGGTTTATTTTCTGTTACAGCAGTCTTTAACTTAGAACCGGGATTAGCTCTACGATAAGCAGCTACTCCCTTTTTGGTCATGCCTGCACCCTGTTTGGTCGGACGAAAGTTGCCCGACTTCACAGAAGTTCTTATGCCCATTCCTTTAGATTTAGCCACAGTACAACGTCAAACTCGTTATGTTAGTTAATGAAACTATAGCGTAGTTATTGTTATTACTTCCTGTAGTTAATATTCCGTTTTCTGGAATAGTCAAATGACTAGATTCAACAATACCAACAGGAGAAGTTATCTCTAAAATTGGTAATGCACTGTTATCATCTCTTGTAACCGTAATAGAACCTGCGGCTGTAGGTGCAGCATAATTAAATGCTTTAATTCTAGTCCGTGGTAAAGCAATATCACCTCCGTACCCAACTTGAATAGTTCCTACAGATGTTCCAGCAGCAACAGCAAAGTTTGTTACTTCTGCAAAATAGTTAGTAGTAAACACAGTTACTGCACTTTCTCCACCCGCAAGAGTTTCAGTCACTGTACTACCGCCTAAATCGCCAACCACAAAACCGGAAATGTTGTAGTTAGTGCTAGAATCATCACCTGCACTATTTTGAACAGACACTTTATACCCAGCACCATTTCTACTAGGGGTGCTTTTTAAAAGCGATATAGTGCCTGTAGCAGTTGCTGATGCAAAATAAAAATTATCGTCAGAGGAAGGTGTAATAGCAAATACATCTGATTGCATAACTTACTCCTCATTAAATAGTATAGAATCCACCAGCAGAAGCAGGCTGACGATACTCAACTGTGGCTACTGCATCTCCTAAAGTTCCAAGATTTGCCGCAGAGGCAGGGAAAAAAGTTCCTATAACTTGTTGATCTGTTGCTCCTACATTAATTGACGCAGATGCCATTGCAGAGCTTCTTACATTTGTTACAGATGTAACGTCAGTGCTTCCCAAAAAGGACGCATCTGCTGTACTTGTTCCAATAACAAAAGTTGCTGCTGCACACGCACTAACAGCTTCAAAAACATTTAGATATACGTTAGTAATTTGTGATCCAGCAGGTAAAGTAGCTATGACTGTTGCAGCGGTAGCACCAACCACATCAACTCTTGCTGATTGAGTCAACAAAACAGTACCCACATTATTTACGTCTGTGCCTACAGTTGTCCCTGTAGTGTCTTTGATTGACCCTGCTTTAATTGGGCCTGAAAAGGTAGTAGTACCCATTTAATTCTCCTTGTGTATTAGCACGTTGATTATACCATCTCTAATAAGTCTGCTAGGTCAGTTGATATAATTTTAACCCTAGAAAACAATAAGGGGCTAATGCCCCTTATCATTATGCTGCTCCCGGTGATCCAAACATTCCTAATGGATCAGAGAATCCAAAGGAATATCTTTCACGAGCTTTATAGCGCACATTACCCGTATCAAAGTCTCCATCCATAGATGTATTCATTGGGGAACGAACAAAGTGCTTCAAGCCATTCGGTATATCAGTTGTTAAGAACCAAGCATCGGTATCTGTTAAATAATGATTAACAGCGTATCCTTCTGGAATAGCTCCATTAGTTTTAATCGCATTAATATCATTATCAGCAGTAGCCACACGCAAGTCAGTATCTAACAAACGAGTTGCAACAAACATTAAATTAGGTGGAATAATTAGCTTGCGAGGTTTAGCCGCAATTAATAATCCACGCTCATCTGTCCAAGCAGCTATTTGAATAACAGCAGCTTCGAGAGAAGTTTCATTTAAGTCAGCCGCAGTTGCAGGTTCATTAGAATTAGTTCCTCCACTTACTAATGGATGCGCGGTGGAGAATAATTCTACTCCGTCACCCCCAGTAAATGCAGAATCAAATCCATTATTAAGAACGGATGCTGCTTTAACTTGCTTGGTATACGCCATACCACGAGCAAGAGCTTTTGTATAACGCGCAGAAAGCGAATCGTACAAATTATCTTCAACTGCTTCTTCGGTTATTGAAAACCCTAAAGCAATTGTTTCGTGTGTATAACGAGCCGTGAACGCTTCTTGTGCATTGTCATAAGAAATAGCTGCGCCTTCAGACTTTACAGGTGCTTGACCAAAGCCAGAAAGTTTTGTCTCTTCTTCAAATGAACGCTCAGAAGTTTCGGTTTCATAAATCTCCTTATGCTCTTCACCGTATTTGGTATATTCAAGACCAAACAAAGCATTTAAGCCCGGAAGGAGTTCCTTTAGTAGTTGCGAACGTGAAATTGCCATTTAAAAATCTCCTTAGATGCCTAGATTGTTCTCGGATGAAAGAACACTGAAGTTAAACTTAACAATGAACTCAGGGAAGTTGTCATTCTCTGTGCCAGCAACAACCTCAACAATTCTCATTGCTAAAGTTTCTGTTACAGCAATTGAACCACCATTACTACCTACTACAAGGTTTACACCTGAAAGTCCAGTAGAAGTACTTTGAGCTTCAAAGTTACCTAATGCTGCGTTTTTACCAACAGCACCAGCAAAGCCAGAACCGTCTGTGCCACTATTAAATGTTCCTAATGCAGCGCTACCTTGAATCTGATATAGCTGTCTTGGATCATCGTTGACTCTAACAAATATGTCTGTAAAGCCAGCGGTAGTAGCATTAGCTGGTAAATACTGTGCAAACTGTTGAACACCGTTAGCATCAACATATCTACATCCAACACACACTCCCATAATACCGGCAGTAGCGTTAGTAGATGTTCCTGTAAATTCAACCGCTACAGGTGTAACTGTACGAGCCACAGGCAATCCAGCAGTTGTTAAAGCGATAACATCACCAAAAAACATTCCAGCCGTATTATTAGCTTTGACTGGGTATTCTCTGATGGAGCCGCCATGATTGGGTGTGCCACCAAGCATATTGGTAGACCTTAACCCGAAAGGGGAAGCAGTAGCTGCCATTTTAATCTCCTAAAAATTATTTAGTTCCTGATCCAAATCCTACCCCTTTTGTAGTGGATGATTTCTTATCACTAAACAAAGGCATTCTTGGATCACTATTACGCATAAAGTTGTTATCAACTGAATCTATTTGAGCTTGGTTTTTATCTTTAAAATACTCTGTTCTAGCTTCAATCAGTTCTTCAGGCATACTGCAGAGCATTAAACCGCCAAGTTCGACATTACCATTAACATCACCAGTTAATCTTAATTCAGGATAGTCATCTGCTTTTACAGGTTCCCATCCTTCTCTGTTTTTCTTAGATACATTATTCTGTACAGACTCGCCAAGCACATGAGTAGCAATCCAACGATGCTTTATGCCGGGGCGCTTATTAGGTACAGGTAATGAACTAGAAGGCGTGTACACAGCACGAGTTTTAGTTTCACGAGTATTTGAACTTCTTGATTCACGACTATTTCTTGATGACATATTAAGACTCCGAATTTAGTTTAACAATTTCTTGAGCGTACTGTTCGTTTGATAATCCCAGTCTTCTTGCTATTGCTGCTTGAGATTTCGTCAAAGTAACTTTCTTTTTACCCGTTGTACGAGAGGGCGCGGCTACCACAGTAGCTGGTTTTGCTTTCGGTTCTTTCCGTGCATCTCCAAAATAATCTGGAAATTCATTTCGCATGCGAGAATCAACATTCTCGTAGTAATTCTTCGTACCAACTGCAACACCTGCGTTGACTAACGAATGATGCACCTGCATTGCATAATCAGTCATATGTTGATTTGAGTTAAACCACGGATTCCGGGTTTGCCACTTAATATCATCATCACTTAACTTAACCGCATTTTCAGGCGTTTGTTTATTATATACCTGATTATTAGGTTCTTGTAAAGCCTGTGGTTTAAAATATTTTGCTTGTTCTTCTTTAAACTTAGCAGAGGCTAGAGCTTCTTGTGCTTTTATAATCTCGTCCGTATCATAATTTTCTTGTGCTGAACGAAGTTTTTGTCTTGCCATTTCTAACTCCATGCCCGCATTAGACGTTAATACTTCGCCATATTGTTTAGCCCCAGAGTTATATTGATTACGAAGTTTTTTATTTTCTTCAAATAGTTGTGCAGTTAATTTTACAGCTTCGTCTTTTTCTCGTTGAGCCGCTTCTTTAGCTCTCCGTTCATCATGTCTAGCCCGCGTTAGTTCTTTCACTCTTTTTTGAACATTATCGCTATACTCTGCAATTTCAGTATCTGATGGATCTTCTACAGAAATAGGTTTACGGTTTTGATCTTCTTCAGGAGCGTCATCAACAACTTCTAAATCAATGTCACTTTCCTCAACAAGCTCAACTTCTTCTGTTTCTTCTACGTTTTCTACTTCTTCATTATCTTTAATAGCTTCATTCATGTCCTACTCCTTTTAAGCACGAGAATAACCTCGTGGATCTTCTACAACCGCTTCAACCTGATCGTCGTTAAGTATTCTAAATTCATTACCATGAACTTTAAATCTTGTACCTGAGTACAGCCTAACTAGGATGAAGTCACCTTTTTTACACCACGGCCCGCTTGGAAACTTTTCTTTATCCTTATACGCCAAATCGCCAACTTCTACAACAAATAAAACAGTTGTACCAAACTCTTCTTGTTTCATTACAGCATCTGGTTTGTAAATACCGGACTCTCCAAAAGTAGTTTCTATTTCGGGTAAAGCACAAAGAATACGCCAACCTTGTGGTTTAGGTAATTGTGTTGCTTGAGTGTCATCATTATCAGTCATCTGATTCCTCTACCTGTTTAGCAAGGCTTATTAAGTGATCCTCTGCAGTGCGTAAGCCTTGAATCAGCCCACAGAGTTTTTGATATTCATCAAAACTTTTGCAACTACCTGATGTGACTGCATCAGCGTAGTGATTTATATCTTCTCTAATTTTCTCTTTCATAACTCTAGTGAAAACATCTATCATTTAGGAGTCCTTTGCCGGAAGTTATCTTTTGCTTTACCTATGTCTACTCCGACTTTTACTCCTTCAATTTCTCCTTTTAATCGAAGTTCATCTGCTTTAGCTGCAGCATCTGTTAAGATTTCTTTTTCTTTTAACTTTAATTCATCTGCTTTAGCTGCAGTGTCAGCAAGAAACTCTTTCTCTTTAAGTTTTAATTGCTCCGCAGTGGTAGCTGCATCAGTCATCATCTTTTGTTTCTTTAACTCAAACTCTGCTTTTTTCAAAGCAAGCTCTTGTTGTTGCATTTGAACAATAGGATCTTGCGCTTGTTGCTGCGCCTGTTGTTGTGCAGCTTCTTGTTGATTGGCTGTCAGTAATCGTTTACCTGCCTCTGCTGCTAAACGCGAAACTTGTAACTCAAGTTCTTCTGGTAAATCCTCATCAGGTTTAGGAAGTGGAACGCCTAACTGTTCTTCAATTTTATTTCTATATGCAAACGCTACATGTTCTGCTATATGTGCCTGTAGTGCTGCCATCATTTGATTCGCTTTAGGGTTCTGCCCTATAAGTTGTCGTATCTTTGGATCTTGCATAGCTGTCATGTGGACAGTTAAGTGTGCTTCGTGGTCTTGATATATAAACGCTTTTACAGGTTTATCATTAATAATGTCCATATTCTCAGACACAGGATCACGAGGTTTATAATCATCTTCAACAGGAACTAACTTCGCTGCATTCTTAATACCTAACACTTCTAACATTTGTCTATGCAGCGCAGGTAAATCATAAATCTGCGGAGCGCCTTGTGCTAATTGTATAACTGCTTGATACTGTACAACACGCTGTGACATAGTTGCAGCATTAGGATCACTTACAGGTATAATCTCTACTTCATCATAGTCTTCTCTTTTAGCTTGACGAGGTGCGCCTTTAGGATCGTATTCATATTCATCGTCTGAATAGTCTCGAATAATGTTTGCTAATAGTTGAAGTTCTTGTTTAAAAGAATAATGCACACGAGCTTGCACCGCAGACATTACCTTTAACATTCTTTCTAATAAAGCAAGGGTTGTTCCTACAGGAGCTTGTGCGCTCATGTCCGATATTTTCATATCCGCTGTAGACGCAAATCTTCTACCTTCTTCAACGATAGTTCCTAGTAACTGATACAACACCCCACTAGGTTCTTTATACGGAAGTGGAAGAATGTTATCTCGAATAGCCCCAGAGCCTACGTCTACATCACGAAACTCACCCGGAGCAATCGGAGTGTCATCTCCTTTTATACGTAAACCTCTAGCTTTTAAACCCCCGGGAAGATTAGCTAAAGTTCCTGCATCAACAAGTTGACGCATAATACTAGTAGCAGATTTAGCAAAACCTCCGATTAAATGAAATAATCCAAAGCCATATACTCCGTATCCCGGTATGTACATGTAGTGAACAAAGTGATTTCGTTTTGCTTTTGTATCATCATCCTCATAGAAGTTTCTACGAATAGATAATATCTCTCCCGTGCCTTCTACTAAAGTAACTACATATGGAATGGCTATGCCTGTAGGTTTGCCATCATCTTCATCTTCAAATCCAACAATATCTAAATTAACGTGGCTCTCGTATAAAACATACCTATCATCATTAGCTCCAGAAAATCCTGTTTCTTCATCTTTCTTTTCTTGCAGTTCATCTTTTATTTTAGGAGGATCACCTAACTCTACATCTCTATAAAACCCTGCAACCTGTAACTTTCTAATATCGTTACTGGTTTTATACATACGATGTGTAACACGTTCTGCTGTTTCAATACTTGATGCCCCATAAGAAATAATAATATCTTCTGCAGGAATAAATAAAGATGTCTGTCTTTGTAGCGAAGGATCAAAGTAAACTTTTTTAAAAGCTGATCCTGTAGCAGGCAGATTCCATAACATCCGTTCATGCTCTGTTCTAAACTCAGGCATACGTTCTGTTAACTCATAGTTTAAATCTTCTTTGACTCGTGCGGCTGCAGCATCTTTTTCTGCAGAATCTTTTCCCATAATCTTTGTTTTGACTGGCCCTTGTGCAGGGAAAGTCTCCATGATAGTTTCACTTTGGAAACGCACCACGGCTTCTGTAATCATTGGGTGAAATACTCCAGATGCCCCACTCCACGGTTCTGTTCTTTCTTCGTACTTTAAACCTAATAAAGTAATGCCTTCTTTATAAGTTTGTTCCCAATCTTTTCTTGAACCTAGATCACCTTTTATTCCTTCTAGTAAATCAGTGCCAAGAAACTCTAACTCATCCCCAGTTAAATCTTCTGCAATATTTTTATAAAAGTCTTCTTTTTGTTCAGCGTCTGGATCAATAACTATTTCTGTATCTCCTGCGCGTACAGTAACTTTCTCTGGATCTTCAATTTCTATTTCTAAATCTGGTTCCCCTAGTTGATCTTTTATTTCTTCTTCTACTCCAGTTGGAGCTTGATATAAAGATTTTTCCACTGCCATAATATATCCTTAGTAGTATGCGGCTCTTCTACTCGATTTAAAAAACTGAGGAGAGTCTGGCTCATCTGAAGGCAAAGTTATAAACCCCCCGTTTCTAAATCTAAGTAACGCTTGTGACATTGTATCTACATAGTCGTCATGCTCTCCAACTGGAAAACTAACAACCTCTTCAATTACATCTCTTGCCCATCTAGTATCCGGCGCCCATACAATACCAGAAGCAAACAAATCAGAAACTGCATTTACCCTAGATATCTTATCGTTACCACGACTCGGAGTAAACTCATCGACTGGTATCCCCATTCTTCTAAACTCTTGTACTAGTGGTGCGCCTGCTGCTTTTTTCTCTACGAGAAACGAATCCGGTCGCCACTCTTTGTAATGCTTGAATGCAATTTCTTTTAATTCAGGAAACTCCATTCTATCTTTAAATGCGTCTAGTAATATAATACTAGGACGGTTGTGTTCTTCTTCATCATACCAAACTCCCCATGTAGTACAAGCAGAATAATCGGCTGTTGTTTTTGCTTCGTGTGCTGTATCCCAACTCTGGATTACAAACTCACATGGTGGAGGGTCATCCTTTTCCCAGATCTGCCAACTCGTTCTTTTAATAAACGCAGCAGAGTCTGCTGTTGGCTGTTGCATATATTGAGCATTCCAAAATCTTGGATCAATAGCAGCTTTCTTTTGTTCTAGCTGATTCACAGGCCATTGTTCAGGCCACAGACTTTTACCTGATGGTAGTATCGCAGGTAACTCAACCACTTCCCACGGTTCTGCTTCAGGGTTACGCATTTGAAAGTTCATCAACTTACCTGTTAAATCTATTAGACTCCACCTAGTCATAATAACTAGAATGGCCCCACCCGGCATCAATCGTTGTAGTGGGCCTGTTTGAAACCATGCCCACGCATTCTCAAATGTAGATCGACTGTTTGTTTGTATGTCTTGCTCTGAGTGCGGATCATCAATAACAAATAAATCCGCACCACGACCAGCTAACGCGCCGCCCACACCTACTGCATAGTATTGTCCTCCGCTAGACGTTGACCATTTGCCTGCAGCTTTTTGATCTTCTGCTACCTGTGTGTCAGGAAACACTTCTTTATATTCATCAGACACAATTAAGTTTCTTACCCGTCTGCCAAAATCTTCTGATAGTCCTGCAGTGTGGGTTGCCATAATTACTTTTTTAGTAGGATACTTTCCAAGAAACCATGCGGGAAACAAATAAGATGAAAACTCTGACTTACCCATACGTGGAGCAATATTAATAATGACTCTTTTCTTTTTACCGTCTGCTACATCTTTAAATATCCTTGCCAGTTTTCTATGATGCCCCCCTTCTTTGAATCCGGGATACACGTAGTCAGCAAAACTCAACATAGATTTTTTTGCTTTTTGTAGCTTATACCTTCTTTCCTGTTCTTCGAGTTCTTCTAAAAACTCCAGCTTTTGAGAAGACGATAATGTAGCTAATAATTTATTTACGTCGTTTTCGCTTAGGTTTAGCATTCGCAACAGCGTCTTTTGGTTTTACGTCGGTCACATCTTTTATTACAGGTTTAGGCATTACTGCTTCTAGCGTATTTAACTTTTCTTTTATTTTTTTGTCTAACTCTGTATCGCTGATCTCAGCTTTTTTAATTTCTACTTTGTCTGTGAATAGTCCAACCTCTGTGACACGCCCTAGTAACTCTAAAGCCTTTAGCCGGATTCTGGCATCCGGGTGGTCTGTCTCTTCAAGAATTTTTGCAACGGTCATTCCTCTTAGTTCTTTTGCCTGCTCAACAAACGACCAGTCGTATGCAGTTAACATGCCTACTAATTTTTGCACGGCAGGAGGTGTTGTGAGTTTTGTTAGTGAAACTTTTGCTGTCTCTACATTTGTGGAAAGAGAATGGAATGCCTCTCGTGCCTGAGTTTCCTGTGCCTGTTCTGTCACATCTACATCAGTTGCTGCTCCTACGGAGTTTAGCCAATCGGCTGTATTGCTCTGCCCTTCAACTATTTGTTCTGGAGTAGCCTTACATGCTGTAACAAAGTTACCCTTTGGATCATCAATAACTTTAGGTTCAGTGGTATCGTCTATTAAATGTTCAAACAAGCGAGTTCCCCTCGGATAGGTAACTAATGTTAGTTACTTGCGTAAATTAATTCTTGCATTACGATTTATGTAAGTGTATTCTATCTTTATGTGCTATGCAAGCACTGAGAATTTATATGTTTATTCTCGCAGTCTCCTTTCTTGTGGGTGTATATTAGGCCTCGTCTAGTCAACGAGGCTTTTTTTTGGCCGGGCGCTGTCTAATGTTTGACTTGGCTTTACATTTTTTCTGAAATTTGTACGGATTACTGTTGTACACATACACGTACGTCGTGTATACACAGGGGTGGTGGGGGTGGGGTGGGTCAACAGGAATCAAAAGGGGGTCGCTAATCACACCTATGGTAAACTATAAGGGTGGTCAGGGGGTTATTTTCTGATCGCTTCCGTAGCTATGTTACGTAACATAGCTTTCATTATATTTTATGAGGAGTAACAATTATGAAACTTAAAACAAATGACATTGCTTTACGTGTACGCAATGCTATTGCTACACAAACACGCATAGAGCAACGTGCTAATGCTCACGTTGAAGACTTGAAGCAGCTAGGATTAGACATTGCTAAGGAATACGCTAAGCATACGAGCCTTGGTGCGAGATTAAAGTTTATTAAGGAACAAGTCGCAGAGCCAATTAGCAAGTCTAAAAAGTATGATTGCGAGTTGATCTATAAACCTGAAAATTATGGCAAGAAAGATGCACAAGGCAGAACCAAGCCAGTATTCAAGTTTAAGAGTAGCGGCGCTATGTCATACTTTAGGAATCGTGTCTGTATGATTAAAGGGCAACCGTTTGGTACTGGTTCAGGTAGTGTGAGTAATAAGACTGAATGGGATTTTGATAAAGCCCTTGAGCGTTTTAT